CAGATGACAATCCAAGACCTGCTGACATAACATTGGAGGAGTAAAAATTTAAATGGCTGAGTATAAAGAAATACATGGCACAAAGATTCGGAACTATACGACTAATCCCGATAATCCGATTACGGGAGAGGTGTGGTATAACGATACTGATAATGTTTTAAAGTTTCAACATCCTAATACAACAACATCAGGTTCATGGAGAACTGGTGGTAATATGAATACTGCTAGAAGAGCTTTAGGTGCTGCTGGAGATTCTACTGCTGCTTTAGCCATAGCAGGAAGTGGCGATCCTCCTACTTATGCTCTTGTTGAATCTTATAATGGAACTACTTGGACAGAAGTTAATGATGTTAATACAGCTGCCGAAGCTTTAGGAGCCGCAGGCACTCAATCATCTGCTCTTAAATTTGGCGGTTCAGCACCTTCAGATACAGCAGTAACAGAATTATGGAACGGCACAAACTGGACGGAAGTTAACGATTTAAATACTGCTAGAACTACCTTATGTGGTGCTGGAGTAGATAGTACATCAGCATTAGCTATAGGTGGTGGATTAAATCAACCTACAGATGCATATACAGAATCTTGGAATGGAACCAACTGGACAGAAGTTAATGACTTAAATACAGGAAGAGGTATAGCAGGAGGCTGTGGTACACAAACTTCAGCATTATGTATAGTTGGTTATACAACTAGTCCTCCAGGTGTTGCAAATGTAGAATCATGGAATGGAACTAATTGGACAGAGGTAGCAGATGCTACTGCTAATATAGGAATAGGTGCTGCTGGAGCAGATAATACTTCTGCTATAAAATTTAATGGAGGTGTTTCTCCACAAACTAATGTAACAGAATTATGGAATGGTTCATCATGGACAAATACAACTAGTAGTAATGTAACTGGTTATCTAGTAGGTGGTCATGGTACAACTTCAGATGCTTTAAAATTTGGAGGATCAACTCCTCCTGGTGGTGTTAAAACCAACACAGAAGAATGGATAGGTCCAGGTGCACCAATCGGTGTTTGGGCTACGGGTAATAATATGAATACTGCTAGACAAAATTTAGCAGGATCAGGAATTCAAACAGCTGCACTAGCTTTTGGTGGAAAAACACCACCAAGAAGTGGAGTAACAGAATCTTACAATGGAACAAACTGGACAGAAGTTAATGATTTAAATACAGCTAGATCAGGTTTAGGAGGAGCTGGAGTTTTAACTGCTACAATAGGTTTTGGAGGAGAAACGCCACCATATACAGCTGTAACAGAAACTTTTAATGGAACTAGCTGGACTGAAGTAAATGATTTAAATACTGCTAGAGAACGTATTGCTGGAGCAGGAACAACTACTGCAGCTGTAGCTTTTGGAGGAAGAGATCCTCAAAAAGTTGAAACAGAATTATGGAACGGAACTAATTGGACTGAGGTTAACAATTTAAATGCAGCTAGATATGGTATGGGGGGAGTTGGAATATCAACAGCAGCATTAGGTTTTGCAGGTTTTACAAACCCTCCAGGATATACTACTGCAACAGAAGTTTGGAATGGAACAAATTGGACTGAAGTAAATGATATGAATCTTGCAAGAGCCGTTTTGGGTGCAGCAGGACTTTACACAGACGCATTAGGATTTGGAGGCTCAGCACCAGGATCACCTCCAGCAAACGAATGGAAAAACCAAACAGAACAATGGAATGGAGTTTCATGGGTTGAAGTTGCAGATTTAAGTACACGTAGAGATAATTTACCAGGTGCTGGAACAACTACCGCTGGATTAGGTTTTGGCGGACAAATATCAACACCTGCTTTATCAGCAGCAACAGAAGAGTGGAGTGGTTCATCAACTACAACTAAAACAATAAGCACGGATTAATTATGGCAACATACAAAGAAATACGAGGATCACAAATTGAAGCGGTAGCAACCGATCCATCAAATCCTGTTGAAGGACAAGTTTGGTATAATACAACTTCTAATGTTTTAAAAGGTCAAGCAGCTACGACTGCAGGAGTTTGGGCTAGTGGTACTGCTGTCAATCAAGCTAGATGGCTAGGATCTTCTGCAGGAACTAAAACAGCTGCATTAATTGCAGGAGGAGAAGATCCTTCAAATGCTCCAACAAATAATACAGAAACATGGAACGGAAGTTCGTGGACAGAAGTAAATAATTTAAATGTAGGTAAAGTAGGAATGGCACAAATGATCGGAACTTCAAGTTCTACTTTAGCAGTAGGTGGAAGTCCTAATTTACAAACTAATGAATTATGGAATGGAACAAATTGGACTGAAGATGCAGATATAAGCACAGGAAGAAGATATTTTGGTGGTGCAGGAGCAGACAATACGGCAGCTCTTGTTTTTGGTGGAGCTTCACCATCAGTGCCAGCTGCTAATCAAACTGAAAGTTGGAATGGAAGTTCATGGACAGAAGTTAATAATTTAAATACTGGTAGAAGAAATTTATCTGGTGCAGGGGTACTTTATACTGCTGCTTTAGGTATTTCTGGAGGAAGTCCTCTTACTGCTAATGTAGAACAATGGAATGGAACTAATTGGACAGAAGTTAATAATGTAAATACTGCAAGAGGATATGGAGGAGCAAGTGGATCTTCATCAGAAGCTTTATTTTATGGTGGTGATTCAGGATCTAATACTGGAGCTACAGAAAGTTGGAATGGAACTAACTGGACAGAAACTGGAGATTTATCTTCAGCGAGACAAGGAATTATGTGTGCAGGAACATTAAATACTGCAGCTTTAGGTATTTCTGGTTATACTAGTACATATACTGCTGTCGTAGAAGAGTTTACAGGTGCAGGTGCAGGTCAAACAAGAACGTTTACTGACTCATAAGACTTGTAATATATTTTAGTTAGTATATATAAGAGATAACTATAAAGGATAAAGATATGAAAAAAGACGTTAAAGAAGTAATACAAGGTGAAGAACCACATTTAAATAATCTATTAACACAAGAAGATCTATCATCGTTTAAAGGTATGGTAGACGAGCTTCGTGATACATGGACCAAGAAACAAATGTTTCGAACAGAAACAGAAGCAAGGTTTTCTGTATTACAAGATAATAGATATCCAACTAAAGCCTCAAAGTATTGGCAGTGTGTAAGAGAACAATCATCATACTTAGATAATCTAATGACTCTATCATTTGACTATAGAAGAAATGAGGCAAAGATAACTTGGTTAGAAAAGAAAATTGAAAAAGAAGAAGACGAATACAAAAGAACTAAATATCAAATAGACTTAGACGAATGTAGATTTGCAAAAGCCTCTATGGAGAAAGTTGCAACACATAGAATGAGAGAAATTAAGATGTGGTCTAAATTAAAAAGTGAATTTAATGATGGATCATTTAACGATAAAGATGTTAATGTTCACCAACTAGAATCTTATGGTATGCAGTATCATGAGAAAGCAAAAACATTAAATCAAAACTCAAGTGAGGCAGAAGTATTTAATGTAATGGGACAATTACAATCGTTACAGAGAATTAGAAAGTCAGGAGAACTAGAACAAAGTTATCAAGAGAAAGAACAAATTGAACAACATGGGAAACCAAAACCGTAAGTTATTTTTTCTTGTAGCATTACCTAGATCTGGAAATACTTTATTTGCAAGTATTATGAATCAAAATCCTGAGATAGCTTGCACAGCTAATTCCGTAACTTTAGAAATAATGAAAAATCTTTTTTTAGTAAAGACAACAGATACATTTAAAAACTTTCCTGATTACAAATCTTTAGATAACGTAATGGATAATGTGTTTACTAACTATTATCAACAATGGCCCCAACGAATAATTATAGATCGTGGACCTGCACTAACGAGTGCTAATCCTGGAAATTTTGAATTAATTCAAAAACATTTTAAGCCTGGTTTTAAATGCATTGTTTTATTAAGAGATTTAATGGAAGTGTTTGCTAGTTATATGAAATGGTATACAGAAAATCCAAATTCATTTGTAAATAAATTTGGAAAAACTGACGAAGAAAAATTACTGGGTTTAATGAAAGAAGAAGGTGCTATTGTAAAAGAAATTAAATCTATTCAAACTGCACACAACTATCCAAACATTTGTCATTTTATTAGATACAATGATATGGTGGCTAATCCAAAAAAAGTATTTCAAGAACTATATGAATTTTTAGATGAACCTTATTATCCTCATTATTTTGAAAACTTGAAACAAATTAATATTAATGATATAAAATACGACGATACAGTATTAGGAAAGAATATGCACACTATAAGATCAACAGTTAAAAAAGAAACAAATAATTATATTGTGCCGAATAGTATTAGAGAAAGATATGGACACATTAAAATTTGATTTTATATTTTTAGGGCAATCAGTTTTAAAGTATCAAGTACCGCTTGATATATTTACTACAATTAATCAGCTCTACGAACAAAACTTGCATAAATTTGCACCAGCTAATGATCAATTAGTTGGTAAAATAGAAAAAGAACATTCTTTATTGTACTTTGGTGAAGATCAAACAAAAATGAAAAACCATAATATGTTGCCTAAAAATGTTACAGATTATTTTATGACTGTGTTTAAACACTATCTAGCGTTTAATAAAATAAGAAATTACGATATGCATTTAAATTCTGTTTGGGTTAATGAAATGAAACAACACGAGTACAATCCTGCACATATTCATCGTGGTATGTTATTTACTGGTTTATCTAGTGTCATGATTTTAAAACTACCATCAACATTTGGTAAAGAATATTCAAATGCTGAAATACCACAAAATGGTAGACTACAGATATTAGGTGCAGCTAATGGTCAGTTTGCTAAAATAGATTATCAGCCGCCAATGAATCTTAGAGATTTTTATATTTTTCCGTATGATATGAGGCACTGCGTATATCCTTTTAATGGCACTAACGAGACTAGACGAACTCTCGCTGCAAACTGTGACGTGAATTTTGATCCTATAAAGAACAGAGGTGCTACGTAATGGAAAAACAATATTACATAGACAATCATATAGGTATCTTTAAAAACTTTATGCCTAATGAATTGATAGATAATTATGTAAATTATTTTAATAAATGTGAACAACAAGGTGCCGTATATCCAAGACGAGAAGATGAGATGTTAGTATCAGATAATGCAATCGATACTATTAGAGACACTAATGTTCCTATGACCTATAATAATAAACCGTTTATAGATATGTTTTTTAAAGATGTGTATCCTTTGTATGTACGAAAATATTCGTACCTAAAAAAACTAGCTACACATAATATACTTGAGGTTAAGATACAAAAAACCAAAGTAGGTGAGGGCTATCATTTTTGGCACTGCGAGAATGCTGAGATGAAAGCAAGAAACAGGATACTAGCTTTCATGGTTTATCTTAATGATGTGACTGAAGGTGGAGAAACAGAATTTTTATATCAAAAGTGTAGATTCAAACCAGAAAGAAATACCATGTTGGTTTGGCCTACACAGTTTACACACGTTCATAGAGGCAACCCTCCTCTATCGAATGATAAATATATAATAACGGGATGGGTAGAATACGGATATTAATATGATAACAGAACCACGATGGAAATCTTATATTGTTGAAACAACAATACCAATATTTACACCTGAACAATGTCAGATGATTATTCAAGCTGGACGTGCAGAACCTAGAAATGATGCACAAGTTGGAAGTGGCAAAGGAATTAAAAGTGGAACTGTAGACACTAAAACTAGAACCTCACACATAAGCTGGATACCGTTTAAGAAAATGACTGACATGTACAAAGACATAGAAAAAATTATGAAACAAACAAACGGCAATCATTTTGGTTTTGATGGAATGACTATTAATGAAATGGCACAATACACAGAATACCCAGAAGGTGGATTTTATGATTGGCATATCGATAATGATGTTAATTGTGCAAATGAGCCGCCGGTAAGAAAAATATCTATGACCTGTCTGTTATCACCTGAGAATGAATTTGAAGGTGGAGATCTAGAGTTAATGAGTGAAGGTAAAATTGCAAAAATAAAACAAGGTCATGCAGTATTCTTTGCATCGTTTATTAGACATAGAGTAAAACCAGTAATACGTGGTAATAGAAAATCTTTAGTTATGTGGTTTGGAGGCACACCTTTTAAATGATGATTAAAGCCGCATACTTTCCAACTATTATATACGCTAAAGATGTTAATCTAGATAATAGATTTTTTGAAAAACAAGTTCTTGCTTGGGCTAATAAAGATAAAGGAGTTAAACGAACTAATATGAATGGCTGGCATAGCACAACTAATATGCATGAGATACCTGTTTTTAAACCATTAGTTGATGAGTTATTTAAAATGCAAAATGAAATATTTCAAGAAGAGTGGTTAGATAACGAACCTATTTTAGGAAATATGTGGGCTAACATAAATCCACCAGGTGGATATAACAGACCACACTTACATCCTAACAGTCATTACAGTGGTGTATACTATATTAAAGC